AATCCGTATTTCCAAATATGGACGTTTACCTGGCAAGCAATGAATGCCATGCTTCTACGCTTGATTTGATTTTGCCGATGCAATCCGCAAATTTTTTTTGCCCAGCATACAAGCGGGTAAGATCAGTATTTTACAATATTGATTTGACAAGGTTTGCCCAATTTGCTTTTGTGTGAATCTCATAAGTTGACGCATTAATCATCACCAACAAACCCACAATAAAAATGACAAATTCAAACATCATCAGACAAAACGAAACAATGGTCGGGGTATCGGGAAAAGATTCCTTCAAGGTTTCTCTAAAAAAGACGCTCACTCAAAACGATGGATTCAAGACTTTAGAGATCATTAAAAACGCGGAACGTGGACTTGGCCTAGCAACTCAAAAAACCATCGCTGATATTTTCGTCAGAGATTCAGTCGATGAAGCTCACAAAATGCTCGGAACTGATAAAATCGAACTAAGTGGCTACAAGTGGCAAGCCGAGCTTCCAATGTTTATGGGGGCAGGATGTGCTAAATTTTTCGACTCGGTTCAACAAGCAATCGGTCAAATTCAAAGAAAGCTTCAAACTCAAGATTATCGAGGAAGGGAGCATCTCATCATCATCGTTCGTCATGCCCCCGATCAATGGAGTGAAAAAGAATATTTTTCAGTATATCAGCAAGATCGCCAATTTCTTTAATCAACTCAAACCCACGGAGGAAACTAACTATGGAAACAAAAGACATTACCAATGCCTTAGAATCACGCAAGACGCGGTCCGCTTGGGCTAAAGGTGTTAAGAATTATGCGATTGATCTAGTCGATGGGTTGGATGATTGCGCAAACCTAACAAAGGAAAAACTCCTAAACGGCGCAAGCAATTGGACCGAATACAGTTTTGGCGGATGCGCTTTTATTTATGATGCGGATATTGCGGAAGCGCTTTGCACGCCATCCGAGTTGAAAGCAAAACGTGGCGGAGAGCTTCAACCCAATAGGGACGAGACTTGGCTAGACGTTCAAGCAAGAGCATTATTTCAAGCTTCCAACTTAATTCTTGAAATAGCAAAGAAGGTGGACGCATGACTTACGACATATTGATAATGACGCTCCCGTGGGTTTTCCCGCTTTGGATAATGCTTGCGGATTTATTCAACTAAAGAAAGGAACTAGCTATGAAAGAAAAAGAAATCGGAGGATGGGGCAAAGAATGCGAATGGCAATGCTCATACGAAAACGACAATTATTATTTGCTAATTTGGGATGATCCAAACGAAATGGAAATACGTACGACTGCGCAAGTGCGGGAAGCGCTTGAAGCAAGCTTTTCCGAAGAGGATTCATCTCCTTGGTTGATGCGTAGCCGTTCATTTGTTGGTAGACCCATTGATCGCGAATCAAGCGACGTTGACGAGCTTATGAATTGGCTTAATGAGAAGCAAGATTGGGCAGAACGCGTTCCATCGGATAACTTCATTTGCGATGATTGCGGATACGTTTGGATTCGAAGAATATTGCCAAAATTTGAGGAGTAACAAAACAAGAAAGGAAACTAGCATGAGCATACAAGACCAAGTTTATAATCAAATACAAACTCGCATAGAAACAATTTGCATGAGTGAGTATAGTGTAGCTCCAAAAACTCGCAAAGGATATCTTAAAAGACCTTTGCAATACTCTAGCATAGTTGACGATTTCGTTAAACTTGCAAGCGCTGTTTTAGACATGAGCGATAAAGATGCTGAACATGTTTTTTATGACATCACGCATGGCGAGATACAACATACTTTTTTACAAGCAAAGGAGAAACTCGCATGAGCTACAAAGAAGAACACCCCGACTGGATTGCGCCAAGTGACTTTCGCTTGGATGAGTTGGAGAAACTGGGATTTGAGGATATTTCATGGCATAATGATTCCTATCCATTTTTCGGACATTACAAGCATGGATTCACGCTTGGCGTTGATTATAAGGAAGGAATGAGCGATTGGGGGCATCTGTCGGAAAAGTTCCATAGATATCACCTTTACAAACGTGAACTTGGCGAGGGCGAGAAAGAGCATGAATGTTTACACGATGAATCTGAGCATGTCATCTCATCCAATTCATTCGCGGACATCATCAAAGCAATAAAGGAGAAACTCGACGAAAGGAGGGGAGATCGATGATTGTATACTTAGCAAAAGAGGATCACGACGAATTCCCGTTTGTTGGTTATTTTGGAAGCAAAGCCGAAGCAATTAAGGCACTTCGAAAAAGTAAAAAGCAACGATTCGAAGGGGAGCAAAGCGATGCAAAAAGCCGACTTGATGCAACCAAAGATTATGACGCGGATGATTGTATTATTGAGCATATTAAGTCACAAATCGGAGGTCGCCCGAATAAAATTCAAGATCACGAAATTATAAAGATATCGATCAACGACAAGTCCGGTCATATTGTGGCTTTAAATGATGCGGTAAATGTTGGAGCGGAAGCGGCGGGAGGATGGGGATGAAAATTGCTGAATTACAGTCCACAAGAAAAAGGGACATCGCATGGTTCATAAATCTTCACACAAGCAAACCATGATTCACGCAAGTAAACTATTCCCAATAGCGATGGATCGCATCCGCGATCACCTGGAGCGCGGCCACGCAAACCGGACCGCAAAGGCGCAAGCTTTGTTGGATGCGTTTGATGAGGGAGAGCGGAAGGGCGGGAAGCGTGGACGCAAGGCGGGCGTTCGCGGAGCGAACCGCGTAAAGAGAAACGCGGAGCGCGCGCGAGGGCAGATGGAATTAGGCTTATGATTTATACCGTTTACAATATTGCTTGACATGCATTCGGGTTTTCATTTGAATGCAATTTTCCGCAATCAAGCGGACAAAGAAAGAAAGGAACTAACGTGAATATATATTCAAAATTGAGAGAAGGCTATGCGATTGCCAAGACTCCTGAACAACTCGCAAAGGTTGAGGGATGGCAAAAAAAGATTGATGCAAGAGTAACAAACATGAATCGAATGCTTGATGAAATACTCAAGCCAAATCCGGAGATTGAGCGGATTCGCAAAGAGCTAACAAAAAGATAAACCAACCCACAAGAACCAAAAAGAAAGATATATATTATGAGAGATGACATCGAACAAATCATCGCAGATAGCGATGGACTGAGCCATTTGAGCGATGGCGAGATGATACAAACATGCGAAACACTCGCGGAAGTTTTTTCAAACGTTGGTGTTCGAGAAATTAATGACCTTATCGCATTACTCAATCAAGCAAAAGAGAAAGACGCATAACATGGAAACGACAAAAGAGAAACACTCCACATTCACGCCGGGACCTTGGGTGATTATTCCCGAAAGAAACGGGGTGAATATTCAAGGAAAAGAAACGAATCACCTTATTGCGCACATGACGATGGCAAGCGTACCAGATGAGCGATTGATCGCTTCTGCGCCGGAAATGTATGAATTGCTACGCGATTTATCCAAAGTAATTGAAAACCTTGAATCAATAGGAGCTAATCTTCCGTATTATTTCAAGGATGATATGAGCATGAGCGACAAAGTCCGCGAGCTTCTCGCCAAGGTAGAAGGGGGGGAGGGATGACTAAGCCAAACGAATCCGACACGATTGCCCGCATGTGCGTGGGACTGATTGTCTTCCTGGCAATCCGAATCGCGCCTAAAGCGGTTGAATATTGGCAAAAGAGAAATGAGAAAGGGGAAATGCGATGAGTGAAGAGAAAGAAGATATTTTAGAAACCTTTTGTCTTGTGGCTAAATATGGAGACATGTCAGCACATGGTATGGGAGACACTGCGCATGTTATTATTTTCAATAGAGAATATTCTGATGTGGTTACTAACTTTTTGATTGCACAGGTAAAAAAAGAAACAGATCAATCCTTTAGAATGAATTCTAGGTTGATGAAAACTGCAAAGGAATATGAATGGCAAAAATTTTATAAACTAGATGATGAATACTACGATTATTTCAATAAACTTAGGAGTATTGGATTCTTTACCAGTAAGTATGATGCAAGAACATCTTGGGATTTATGTTACTATGAACCAGAGTTTATTGAGCAAACCTATGGAAAGTTTGAAATTATTAGGGATTTGCGAGTGAAAGATACAGACAAATCCAAAACAGAGTTTTATTTATCCGAAAGATGGGGTGAAGATATAAAGATTGATAAAGCTCAAAAGAATGCAAAATGGCTATTTATTCATACCAAAGAGAAAACTTTTTATGGGGAAGGTAAAGCCAAGCGAGTTTTTGCAATACCACACAAGGACGATGATGGCAAATCTTGCCTCGCTCCAGAAGTCTACTCAGATTATGCAACGAAAGAATTTATTGATGAGTTTGCAGGAGAAATAACTTCCTAACCCCATACCCCCTCAAAAAAGCGTTTCGATTGCAAACATGAGTCTTTACCCTCGCGGGTAATCAAACCGCTTTGTGAGGGCTTGTAGGGCATCTTAAACGGCATTCTAGGCTTTCACCCTTCACCCATATGGCTTGTCATTGTTGAGTCGCCCCTCAACGTGAGCCGAAAATCGGCCAAGTCTCTTGTCGAACTCCAAAGTCGTCATTCCCTGCTCACCGTTTCGGTTCTTCGCGACCTCGCAATTGATCAAATCCTCATCGTCCTTGTCGGGAGAAAGGAGCAACACCGCATCCGCGTCTTGTTCGATTGAGCCGGACTCTCGAAGATCGGACAAGGCGGGCTTTCGCTTTTGCACTTCAAGCGCTCGGTTGAGTTGCGAAAGGGCGAGAACTGAGGTTTGGTATTCGAGGCTTAGAGTTTTTAACGCCCTCGATATCTCCGATACTTCCTGAGTTCTCGACTCATAGCCTTTCGCGGAGAGTAGTTGCAGATAATCAACGACTACCAATCCAAGCTCACCCTCCATTCTTTGTTGAGCGAGAAACGCGCGAAAGCTTTCAAGCGTAGCTTCATGATCGTCCTTGAAGGTAATCGGCCATTGCTTGATGCGTTGGGTGGTTTCCGCGAGTCTCTTCTTTGCGATGTGGTCCAAGGAATCCTTCATCGTTGGGCGCGGGACTCCGCTCACGTTGGTGAGCAAACGTCCCGCGCATTCGGATGCTTGCATTTCGAGACTGGCATATGAAGTTCGCTTCCCAAACTTTGCGGCTTCATGTGTGAAATGAATCGCAAGGGCGGACTTTCCGATTCCCGGTCTTGCGGCTATGACGTACAAACATCCTTCGCGAAACCCACCGTTTAGCAAACCGTCCAACCCCTCGAAACCCGTGGATATTGCGGAGACTCCGCCCGCATCGATTGCCAGGTACTCGGCTTGCGCTTCCGCGACTGCGTCACGCACGTGAGTCTGTCCTTTTCTTTTTGAGAAAGCCTTTGCCACGCGGGTGGTGAATGCGGATGCAACTTCTTCTGCGGTTTTGTTCGGATCGCGAACGTCGTCCTGAGCGTAGAGGATTGCCTTCTCCACCGACTTGGCGTTCCTCTGCTCGATTACCTGGTCGACGTATCTGTCGATTTGTCCGCCTCCGTATTGCGCGGATATCTCCGTAACCTCGTTTGCGAGGTCAGGTAGTTCGATCATCACGTCAACCTCATTGACGTCGGGCGAGTGTTTCGCAATGGCTTTGAATATCTGTTGGCGGGTGGGCGAGGTAAAGTCGTCTTCGGTGAGATGCTCCAATGCGATGGCCGAGGATCGGCCCGATTCATCGCGCATGGAAGATGCGAGAACTGCAATCTCGGCTAATGAGAAATCAATCACACTCTTTTAATGCCTTCCCATTCGTCAACCTCCTTTTCGGGTAAGCGCTCTTTGATCCAAGTCCTGCAAGCGTTTCGGAAGGTAGCGTTCCAATCCGCCTTCTCGTGACCGTTGGACTTCGCCCAGTCCATGAATATCTCAAGAGCTTGCTGATGATCGATTCCGAACTCTTCGCTTATGGCTTCCGGTGGTGAAAAGTTTTCCGGAATCGTGGAGTGTGTTTCATTCTCAGATTTTCCAATTTCTTTGTTTTTGTTTGGTATACTATATATATTCATATTTCTGGAAGAAATATGACGCGCGCGTGAGGAATGACCTAAAAACGCCATGATTAGCGGCGCTATTGTGGCACTTGGGGTTGATCCGAATTTGTTGCAATATTCCTTCAAAGCATCAAAAATCCACCTTGGAACCTTGAGTCGTAAATCTACCTTTTCGAATCTTTCGTCAGTCATTGTAAATGTTTGTAAGTATGGAAATGATAAGCCAAATGAAGGTCGCTGAACTGGCGATGAAAATGACTGTAAATATTAGATATTCTATGATTTCCCTCATGGCATATTAAAGATTATTTTGCCGTTTTTCTTTTCGATAATCAGCTTAATCGATTGGCAACCATTATTGTATTGATCCAAAAGTTGTACCTTCAACCAACCGCATAGTTTATTAATTACATCTTCTCCATTCTCGAAGTGAGTTTTTGTGAGGTTGTACATAAATAGTTCTCCATTTCTATCAAAGTGAGCATAAATCTCAGACACACACGGATCATCACCTTCTATCGTAATCCCCAAAAAGTACCCAAGAATATGATAATCTCCCTCATTATTGGGTATGGGCAAATGTTTTATTCTGTAAGTTTGCATGTTTATTATTTGTCCCACGATTGTTGGTTCAGGAGAGCGACCAGGTCGCTCAGGCGACAAGTGAACATACTCTCCGAGTTACTTCTTCTGTGTATGACGCATGGGGGTTTGTCTCCTGCGTCTGAAATTGCTTGGCTAAAGGCTGAGTATAAATCCAGTCTTTCTACCCTTTTTGCTTCGATGTGAAACGGAAACTCTTCGCTTACCACATCAGGGCTTTCCCCGCCGCCGGAGAACTGTTGTCCTCGACGGCTAGGGAAACCATTATCTGATAGGTAGTTTGCTAATTCTCGTTCGTATCGTTTGCCTTTGTTACGACTTAGTTTTCCCATTTGGCTTGTCCTTTGTTTGCCTAATTACACCCTCTACCGTTGAGTATCCCGCCCTGCGTTCAATCATTGTAACTATCCGAT